ATACAGTAAGTTCAGATAGGCTATCTACAAACGTAAAGAATACAAACTTTACAGCAGCTGAAAAACAAGATTTAACAGATGATATAAAACCTTTATTAGGTTCCTCTGGTGGTGGAAATAAAAATTTGATTATTAACGGAGCTATGAACGTGGCTCAACGTGGTACATCTTCCACTACTTCTGGTTATGGTTCTGTTGATAGATTTGAAGTTAAATATGCCGGTACTGATGAAGCACCTACACACGCACAAGCTGCGGTTGCAAGTGGAACAACACCTTATACTTCAGGTTTTAGAAAATCCTTAAAAATTACTAATGGAAACCAAACAAGTGGTGCTGGTGCTGCTGATGAATTGTTTATAAGATATAAAATTGAAGCACAAGACTTAAGAACAAGTGGTTGGAACTATACTTCTAGTTCTAGTAATATCACTTTGCAATTTTGGATTAAATCGAGTGTTGCTCAGAATTTTTATGGATATTTGAGGACAAGGGATGGAACAGGCCAAAGGTATGCTTTTGAGACAGGCTCTTTATCTGCTGATACTTGGACAAAGGTTACAAAAACAATACCTGGCAATAGTAATTTGCAACTAGATAGAGATGATATTGAAGGTATGCAAATTGCTCTTATTGCATTTTTTGGAACTGATCTTACAGATTCAGGAGTAAGTTTAAATGCTTGGGGAGCATATTCAAGTAGTACAAGCACACCAGATAATACTTCAACATGGTACACAACAAATGATTCGACCTTAGAAATTACAGGTGTGCAGTTAGAACTAGGCAGTGTGGCAACAGATTTTGAGCATAGGTCATTTCATGATGATTTATTAAAGTGTCAAAGATATTTTTATGTTCATTGTGAAGGACTTAATAAATCTATAGGAAACGGAACTTATTGGACTGCTAATAATGTATTTTGCCCTGTGCATTTTCCAGTTACAATGAGAAGTGGTCCATCAATGACAGTTGCTAATGATACTATAAACAATTGGTATGGTTGGTTTAGAAATGGTGGATCTAATGCTGAAAAAGGAGATAATTGGTCAATTAGCATTCCAGGAGTAAATGGTTGTGAAATATATGACCCTGCTGCTAGTGGAACTGCAGGTCAGTCTTGTTTTGGGCGAACTCAAGATGCAAGTGCAAAAATTAGTTTTTCTGCGGAGTTATAATTATGGCTTATCCAATAAATCCTATTTATAAACTACGAAAAAATCCTAAAACAGAAATAGTTGACTCTGTTCATAAAAGTGTTGAAGGTGGAACAATGTCTATTCCATTTGATGAAACAAATATCGACTATCAAGAATACCTTGAGTGGGCAAAGACAAACACAGCCGAAGCTGCCGATGCATTAACTTGGGATGATATTAGAGCAAAGAGAGATGGAATATTACAATCCACCGATTGGACAATGACATCTGGTGCTACTGTGGATCAAGCTCAGTGGGCTGCATATAGACAAGTCATAAGAGATATTCCTCAAACTTATAAAGATAAAACTCCTGATGATGTTGTCTGGCCAACACAACCCTCTACTGCTGGTCCTAATACATAATCCAGAAGATTACTCCCTGTAAAATAAGAACAGAAAAAGAATATAGTAGTTAAACAGTCATGCCATATATTGGAAATGACATAAGGGCAAATGAAGATTACAAAACTATAGATGACATATCAAGTAGTTTTAATGGTAGTGCCACTTCTTTTGCTTTACAGGTCGGAGGTTCTGCCCCAGTTCCTTTTCCAAAGTTTGAATCACAATGCATAATATCTGTCGGTGGTGTAGTCCAGGAACCTGATACTACAGGTACAACTGGATTTAAATTTACAGGTACAAATATAGTTTTTAGTTCTGCTCCAGCTGCTGGAGAATCATTCTTTGGAGTGATACTTGCAGGTGCAGATTATTTAAATGCTGGTGGAACATTTCCAGATGGAACTACTGCAGTTCCTTCTATAACTTTCAGCTCAGATACTGATACAGGAATATTTAAAAGTGGTAATGGATTAGTTTCTATTACTTCTAACGGAACCAAAGTTGCTACCTTCCCAACGGGTCAGGGGTCGAATGGCCAGGTGCTTGCCACGGATGGTGGAGGAACACTTTCATTCGTTGATCAATCAGGAGGTGGAGCTGTCGGAGGAGGCTCTGACAAGCTGTTTATCGAGAATGGAACAACCATGACAACTAACTACACAATAGGTACTGAATTTGGAGCTACTTGCAATGCTCTAAGTGCAGGACCAATTACAATTAACGCAGGTGTCACGCTGACTATACCTAGCGGATCAGTCTATACGGTGGTTTAAATTATGCCTATTGCAATTAATGGATCAGGAACAGTAACAGGAGTCTCGGTAGGAGGTTTGCCTGACGGAGTAGTAGATACAGATATGCTTGCTGCGAATGCAGTAAGTAACGCTAAAATTGCAGATCTTTTCTCAGGTGGAGCAACTGGCGGAATAACAATAGGGGGAATTAGAATACAAACTGGTTCAGTAACAACCGCATCATCTACAGTTTCAGCTAGTACTTCCTACGGAGTTTCAACCCAAAAATATATAGACACAACTGTAACTGGACTTACTGGCTTCAATTCTGCACCTGCAATTTTTGTGACAATTCAAGCAGATTATCATGATGCAGCAGTTGCTGGTCTTCATAATATATCAACTTCAGGATTTCAATTCGTGGTAGTTGGTTCGAGAGATGGTGCTATTACAAACAGAACTTGTAAATATGTAGCGATAGGAGAAGCATCATGAGTTATAAATGTCTTGTTAATGAAAAAAATGAAATCACAGGTTTTTATGAAGATCCCTCAAAAGCACCCTCATGGGCAGTTGATTGCGATAAAGTTTTTGCAACACATGGAACTGGTCAACCACCAGAGGTTACACTTCTCTATAAATTAGTAGACGGAAAAGTAGAGGATAACGCATGAGTTCTATAAAATTAACAGCTGATTCTGGAGGAGGTACTTTTGAAATTAAGGCTCCATCTTCTAGTGGAAATACAAGAGTATTAACTTTACCTGATACAGGAAATGCGACAGTTCTTACGACAGATACGAATGTAGGTAAAGTTTTACAAATTGTTCAAAATCATTCAAATACTAGATTTCAAACTAGCTCTACCACATTTGTTGCTTCTCATCATGATGTGACTATTACACCAATAGCAGCTAACAGTAAATTTTTGGTAAACTTTGTCGGGTTAGTCAATTCAGATGGAACTAATCATCGTATATTTGTAGATGTATATAGAAGTGTTGCTGGAGGCACCGCTACAGGTCTTGCACCACAGGGTTCAAATACCACTACAGGAGCAGGTGATAGTGCTGGATTTATGGGCTCAATCAGGGCAGATAGCAGTCGCTTACAAGCTCCAATGAATTTACAGTATCTTGATTCTCCTAGTTACTCTCTTGGTAATTCAATAGTTTATACATTATATACAAGAGCCGGAGGCAGCTATAATGTAGAAGTACCTGGAGCTAATCAACAGGAACCATTTATGAGCATGGTAACGGAGATCGGAGCATGATCTATAGCAAGGGAAAAGCATTAAGTTATTTAAAACCAGGTGCTCAATGGGCTTGGAGTGGTGATGAATATTCTGGTTTGACATGGCTAGATTCTGGTACAGCACCAACTGAATCTGAAATAGATGCAGAAGTTACAAGATTAACAAATGCAGAACCTATGAGACTATTAAGACTTGAAAGAAATTCAAGATTAACAGCTTGTGATTGGACACAATCTAGAGATTTAACTTTATCAAATGATGATGCTTGGAAAACTTACAGACAAGCACTAAGAGATTTACCAGCAAGTGCATCACCTAAATTAGATAGTTATGGAGATTTAGATATGTCATCCGTTACTTTTCCAACGGAGCCTAGTTAATTATGTCTGAAATCAAAGTCAATTCAATCAAAGGAGTAGGAGCTAGTAGTGCAGCAATTACTATTGATAATGCTTCTGGAACGTGTACTGCCAATATTACCAATAACTTAAGTAATCGTAATTTAATAATTAACGGAGCTATGCAAGTGGCTCAACGTGGCACGTCATCTACAGCTAATGGTTATGGAAGTGTTGATAGATTTAGTGTAGAGTATAACGGAGCAGATGAAGCATCTACACAATCACAGGTTGATGTTGCATCAGGAACAACACCTTATATTTTAGGATTTAGAAAAGCACTTAGAGTCACAAATGGAAATCAAACAAACGGTGCTGGTAGTGGCGACTATATTCAAATTATGCAAAGAGTAGAAGCACAAAATATGGCAACTAGCGGTTGGAATTATGTATCATCATCTAGCTTTATAACCCTGTCTTTTTATATAAAATCAAGTGTTGCACAAGCATTTTCTGGTAGCATAAGATCACATGATGGTACATCATATTCATACAAATTTGATACGCCTACTTTATCTGCTGACACATGGACTAAAGTAACAAAAACAATTCCTGGAAATTCTAATTTAACTTTTAACAATGATAATGGAAATGGTTTAAGTATTTACTTATATCCTTTCATAGGAACAACTTACACCTCTGCGAATAGTAATACTGAAACTTGGGTAACTAGTACTAGTAGTACTTATGCAAATAATATGACCTCGACTTGGTGGACAACAAATGATGCGACCTTAGAAATCACAGGGGTACAATTTGAAGTAGGCAGCGTGGCAACAGATTTTGAGCATAGAACATTCGGTCAGGAGCTTGCTTTATGTCAAAGGTATTACCATAAATTAAGCAGTTCAGATAATAAAATTATATTATTTGCTGATTACAATAATTCTACAAATAATTTTTGGGCAAATATTACTTTACCTGTCACGATGAGAGCAGCACCTACGTTATCTTATTCTGGTTTTGAAGGTGGTGCTCAAACATCTCTTGATTCTAGTAGCACATCAAAATATTATTTAAACTTACAAGTGAGTAATGGTGCAACATACATAGGTAACAGTACAGTTATAGAAGCTATCGCAGAACTTTAAACTTATGGCATATCCAACAAATCCTATTTACAAATTTACTAAAAATTCTATTACAAATGAAATAGAAACAGTAAAAATAACTATTGATGGTGTTGAATTTTTTATACCATTTGATGAAGCAAACACCGATTACCAAGAGTACCTTAAGTGGGTAGCGGAGGGAAATACAGCCGAAGCTGCTGATTAGACTGGTTAGTTTATAAAAATAACAGTAGAATAAGTATATATAACATGAAAAATGTACAGTCAGAGACCATCTAGATCGAGAAAAATACTTGTAGGTTCTTTAGGAATATTGTTTGGTCTGTCTCATCTTGCTTTGATACAGTCAACAGTTAATAAAAAAAGTAGTTTACCTTTAATAAATTTACCTGTAGGACCTTATACAAGTTACGTAGCAAGTGTCACAGAGAAAGGATATACCATCAGATATAGATCTCATTCACCAAAGATAATTGAAACTGAGAAACATGTTGATAAACCAGCAGGTTTTCTTGGTCTAGGTAAAGCAGAACTAAAGACATATGAACAGTCAGTAGCAGGAGGAGGCTCTGGAAGCGTCTCAGAGAGCTCTGAACTAACTGCCAAGCAGATTGCATGTATCAAAGCAGAAGGCTCTGGAGAGGCTACAGGAAAGCTTGCAGCAGCCAGTATTACTGCTCCTATAACT